GTTAATTAATATGTTGAAGAATGATCATTTCTCTCAGAGGTCGATGTCCAAATGTCTGGCGCATCCATCTGAGCCAATTGCTACTACCTTTCCCTTGATTACAGGCTTTGCACGCGGGTACAAGATTGCTTGTAAGATCTTCTCCGCCTTCTGTTTTAGGTCTGACATGGTCAAGTGTAAGTTCATGTAATTGATAGGGTTTACCGCAATAAGCGCAATGACAATTGAAGTGCTCTTTAATGGCTCTTCTCCAGAGCCGTTTAGCTTCAGGACTTGTCATGGTTATGAGGTTAAATAAATAATGTTTAGGGGTAGGTAGTAATGGGGTCATTTACGAATCTTTAAAGCTTTTCTTCCTCGGCGTCTATTGACAGTTGGGTCTTGGAGTTTGCCTTGATTGCCTTTACCCGTATGGGCGGCATCTTTGCCATCTCCGTTGCCATAAGTGCCTAGAGTTCGATTCAGTTTGTTAGCCGCTACTCGTATCTTTAATCCCTTTTTGGTTTTGTTATATCTGGCTTGTTGTTTAAGCCTTACCGCGCGTGCGGCTGGGTTGGATTTGTAATAGTCGCTAGTACTTTGCTTTCGCATATAGTTTTGCCTTTACTAACTCTGGGTCTACTTGTGGCATAATCTGTGCCAACTTATCTAATGGATTACCGTTATAGGCAACACCACTAATGTCATTAGTCTTCAACCAGTCACAGGCTGCTTTTAAATCTTGGGTAGATGCTTCGCCACTTTTGACCCTCTTAAGGAACTCTTCTGTGACTAGGTTATGCAGTTCGTTAAACTGATCTTCAGTGGCTTTCTTCATTTAACTTCCGGGGAATAAATTCTTTTTAACTAATTCAACTGCCTTATCATCAATGGTGTTATCTGTGGATTCTGCGTAAGCCTCCAGTAGTTGTATAACTAATTCCTTAACAGCAGAAGAGCTGAGGAACGCCATGAGGACGGGTTTGATAAGTACGATCATTTTTTACATTTAGGTTTTGTTTGTTTCCAAGGTTGATACCAAGGTTTTGGTGGAGTCTTACATTGCAAAACTTCTTTTTCTGCTTTCTTCCAAGATGCAATAGCTATTACATCGCTACACATTTCGTAAGTACGACTATGAGGAATTAGCATGAAGCCTTTTTGCTGTAATTCAGCGCATTTCAAAACTCTGACTAATTCGTAGTCAAGTTTCATTTTTTCTTCTTGCCTTGCGGCAATGCTTCTACATCTATTTAGACCTTCTCGATCTAAGGGAATCATGAAGTTGATTTGACCTCCCCAGTTTTCAGCCATCGTGTAGCTGGAAGGTCTCATACCATCTTCATCTATATCCCAAGGTTTTGTATGGTTCCCCATGTAGAACGGCGAGAAAGTCATCGTCGCACCGTTACATGAGATGTGAGGTCCGTAGTGCTGTCTCGACGGCGCACCATTGTTCTGGAATTGTACGGCTTGATTGGTTACATTTCCAGTGGCTGCTGCCACGGGATTACTTACGTTATTCTCCTCTGCTCTTACTGGAGCTATTGAGAGAAGACTGACAAGGAAACCGTAGTAGATGTAGTGTCGATTTCTCTTTCTATTTCTGTTACCGATAGAACTTGACTGGCTGCTCTTGTGATTACTTCTAGAGTAAATGGATCGCCAACTGTATGTATCGTGAAGACGGAATCTGAATCTACTATTCCTCCAGATGTTGCTGAAGTATGAGTAATATTTGTTCCATCCCATGAATTTAAAGCAGATCCATAAGTGGTCGTCGTTATTTCTTCGACGATCTCCTGAGTCGTTGTCGTTGTGCTGTTCATTGAACCCTGAGTAAAATTCGGGGTTACTAATTCTGCTCTTGCTGCTGTGGGTGACAACAGAGCTAAGAGTATTAACCATTTTTTCATTAGTCTGTGTCTTGAATAAATTTAAAAAGAACAACAATTGTTAATCCAACGGTATAGCTCCAAGCCATAACCTGTAAGAATTCACCCATTATTCTTTTTATTACCGTTACCATTTCTAGTACCGATTGATAAACCTAGTGAAGCTGTAGATGCTGAAAACACCGAAGCTATAAATGTAGGATCAAAATCAAGTATCTTTCTCCCTGAAGGAGGCTCCCAGTACGATAAAGTTAACATCGTTCCGGACCACAAAAGTATGGTGATTTTTACTAGGTCGTGGAGCCACTCTCTGCTCTGTTCTTCTTCCATTTGTCGATTTTCTTTTGTAAGAATTTCTGTACTTTTTTTTTGATTGGTTCAAATAAAGACTGAGTAACTGTAGTCGTAGCAACCGCAACTACGGCTGTAGTAACGGCTGTAACAACAACTGCTGTTTCAGGTATTGGTATATCAAAGTCCAATACAGGTATTTTTAATTTAGGTGGCTCTGGTTGTTCTGTTGTCTGTTCTGGCTCTACTTCCTCTGGAGCCTCCAAATCACTCGGTGGTATAACCATTGGTTTATAGAATGGTATCCGAGCTGAAGGAGGTTTAAACTCCAGTGCAGGTATATCTAATGCTTTTGGAAGCGTAGCTCTAGGTACATTAAGACCAAGGTTTACCGACACCTGTTGTTGGGGTTTTCTGTTCGTTTACGCCGTTCTCTACAGCAGCTTCAATAGCAGCTACAGTACCAGCTTTATCTGCATCTAGTTTTGCTTTTACCCAACCTAATACAGTTGCTTCTGTAAGGTCAGCATAAGGTACAAGAGTGTCAGGCTTAGGAAGATCTACTTCACCTGTAGCTCTAAATGAATAAGTACCATCAGCTCCGTTAACACGATAGATTACTTTATTTACATACCCGTCTGCTAGTTCTCTTTGAAGGGTGTTGACTTGCCAAGTTTTTGTTGCCATTGTTATGGAGTATTAGATTTGTTTGTTATTAAAAATGCTTTATAGTCAGCTTTGACTTGTGTAGTCCACGCAGCATTAGCTATTGCTTGTACGTCTGCATCTTCTCCACTAATATCTGTATCAACTAGGTTGTCACTTGCATCAAGTTTTCCCGGTGTTAATACTTTTCTATTAAAAGAACGGGTAAGCTCTACACCATCTTCTTTAATGATTGATGCAGTTCTTACCTGTATGTTCCATTTATTAACTACTTCTATTTTGTCGTTCTCTAATGTTTTTGTTATTGCCATTTAAGGAAGCTCTCCGAGCTAAATAGGTTTATGGCGTAGTTTAGAGACTTGCTAACGGTCTAAACTTGATAAACAGCAACTCCTCTAAAATTAAAACCACTGCCATCTGCTGCTGAAAAATTAGTTCCATTATCTTTATAAAAATATATTCTTGTACTATTAGGTTCTATATAATAAATTGGACCATTTTCAATGTCATAGTTTTGATAACCTTTAGCGACTCCTCCACCACCGCCTGAATGATTTGCACATACAAATGGTAAGTTGTTAATAAAAGCGTGGGAACCCGAAGTAGCATAAGGATTGATACTGAAATAAGCGTAAACCATACGACCTATTTTAGTGTAATGCCCAACTTGACTTGCATAACTTGTTGCATTTTCATAGGCTGGCGTCCATGAGCCTTCCTCGTAGTCGTGTAATGCATTCACCTCCGCAGAATCGCCGTTAAACTTTAAACCATCGCCATCTATCCTTGCATTTTCATTATTATTTGCATCATTAAATGAAGTCCTAGAACTTCTAAGTATTAAAGAGCCTGTACCCGAATCATGAATGTATGAGTTGGAGCCATCATGCGAAATAGTTAGGTCATTACCAGCACCAAAGAAATGTGCATCATTATCTCCTTGATAAATATGTCCAGTAAATGTAGCGTTTCCTGTTGTAGTCGTACCTGCTGAAGTCGTCTCAAACTTCTTACTGTTGTCGTAATAAAGAGAACAATGACCATTAGCGTTAAACGCAGCCATTGATTCACTGTTAGCTACGTTGTTTATATAAAAACCACCTGTAAGAGCCGTTAAAGCGTTTGTATTGTTTTTGATGTATGAGTTGGAGCCGTCATGCCAAAGACCTAAATCATCTCCAGCACCAAGCCATAAAGCCCCGTTATCAACAGTTATTTTAATATTATCGGTATGTAATGAAGTACCTGTTGTTGATACTCCCGCCGAAGTTGTCTCAAACTTCTTACTACCATTGTAATATAGATCTACTGAGCCATCTGCTGTTGCAAGCAGCATTGTTTCACTTACATCTTTATCATTAAAACCAATACTATCTGCCTGTATTCTTAATGTCCCAGAATTTCGGTTATCTTTAATAATCGAGTCTGTTCCATCGTGATAAAACTGTAAATCATTTGCTACTCCAAGATATACTCCACTATTATCTTCTTCACACTTTAAATTTCCATGCCATTCAACGCCAGAACTATAAGTCTCAATCTTCTTAGAGTTGTCGTAATAGAGTTCTACGGCTCCTCCATCGTTGAAGTCAGCCATTATATTTCCATCAATATCCTGTAGATAGAGATGACCAGCAGCCCTTAAAGT